CGATTTACCTGACCCTGATTGACCTGTAATATATAAAACACTTCTTTCTGTATTCTTGTCAGGTATATGTTGAATATTTGTATCATTTTTTGACTTAAATTCATTCATACCTTCTTCAACAGGTTTATCACTTAAATATAGTGTTTTTTTACCAACAGTTGCAACCATTTTTCCAATATCTTCGAAATTTAAATTACCCAACATTTAATATATATGTATATAATTTATTCTCCTAAAATACTTATATGGACGATAATAATTTTTTTGCTTGTGGATTAATTAAACCACGTAAATAATCGATCAATTGTGTAACTTCTTTTTTAAATGTAGTTGCATTTATTTTATTTATTTTTAGTATTTTTGATTTACTGACCTTATCTGTTAGTGCTAATCTTTCTTTTAATAATTGCATATTATCATATAATTTATTCCATGGAATATTATGTTTTTCATTCAATAATAATAATAAATCAAAATCACCAGCAACCTTATTAATTAACCCATATTGTGAGTTAAAAAACTCTTCTAATTTTAGTAATCTTTTATCATCAGGATTTTTTAAAGAAATAATAGAATATAATCGTTTGAGTGATTTCATCGTGTTCTTATGTCTATATTTTTCAATATCATCTGCTAAATCTTGAATAATTTGTTTAGTATCAGGTTCATCTTGTCTGTATATATAATTTTCACTTACTTCTGCAAACATATCACCAACAGGAATAATAATGTCTAATTTAATAATGGTATTGTCTTGTAATGCATCCACTAAATCGTATTTAGCCCCATCAATTAAATCTACATAACCATTCATAATGTCTTGTGGTGTCCATCTTAAAATAAATAAATCACGTATTAATTTTACTCTATCCTCACCCTTTGCATCAAGTATTTTATTCTTATAAGATTTAGGAATTAATGGATTTTTTAAATATTCTTTTAAGTTGTCTTCATCGAAATCATATATCAATCGCTTGTCCAATCCTGATTTAAAATCCATAAAATAATATTCTTTTTTTGGTATTTCTTGCATTACTCTTTTAAAGTAATTTGCTAATATTTCAGCACGACCTTTTAATTTAGTCATTATATCATAATCACTTGTAAATAGAAGACCTCGTTGTTGATTAGAACCAATTAATTTAACTTTACCTTTAACTGCAAATTTTTCGATTAAATCACCTACATTATTATCAATCATATCAAGTGTCTTCATTTATATATAACTACAAAATAATACTATAAAATACCTAAATTAATTATGAAAATAATTATGAATATTAAATTGTAATTAATGAAATAATATTTTTTATAAACCTAAAAGGAATTTTACTTTAACATATTATGTATTTATTTTTCGATCGTATAGTCTATAATATTAATTATTTCATTTAATACAAGAAATTAAAAATAATTATTTTCATAATTATTTTTATGTATTTTTAGGAGATATTTAATAACATACTTATATATAATGGATTTTGAAAAGTTAGATGCATTGAAGAGGAAAGAATTAATAGTATTAATTGATAAATATTATAAATCAATTAAGAGAGATGTTACGCCACAATTTAGGGAATATACGAACCATGAATTAAAACAAGTTATTAAAATGTTTCAGATTAGTTTAAATTAATATAAAATTAAAATATCCTATTAATATACAATGAGTAAAACAGATTTATTTGGTGGTGCATCCATTGCAGAAAGTTCTAAGAAAATATACCTTTCAAATTTAAAACGTCTTACAGATGATAATAAAATTCCAACTAATCTAAATTTTTTAAAGGATACATCCAAGGTTATGGAAAAAATTGAAAAGATTGAAAACCCAAATACAAGACGTAGTTATTGGATTGCAGTCGTATCTGTATTAAAAGACAAGAAACCATTTAAAAAATATTATGATACATATCACGAAAAAATGATGGGTATTAATTCAGTATTAAATAAGGAAAGTTTTAAGACAGACAAAACAAAAGAAAAGCAATCCGCAATAAAAATGGAAGACCTATTATCGAAACAAAAAGAGTTATCTTCTGTAATGAGTGAAATACAGAAAAAACGTAAAATTACGGATGAACAATATAATAAATTACATGATTTAGTAATTACATCATTATATACACTACTTCCTCCAAGGCGATGTTTAGACTTTTCAGCAATGATTGTAGGAGAACCAACAGAAAATAAAGAATTAAATTATTATCATAATGGTAAGTTTCATTTCAATAATTTCAAAACAAAGAAAACAGGAATGCAGACAATTGATGTTCCTGAAGAATTACAGAATATATTAAAAATGTGGATTAAGTTTAAGAAAGGTGAAGATAAACATTTACTAGTAAAGGTATCGACAAATGAACCATACACAGCACATGAAATGACCGCATTACTTAAAAAAAGTTTTGGTAATAATAATATAGGGGTAAGTGTATTAAGAAATGTATTTTTGAGTGAAAAGTTTGGTGACACGATGAAAGAACTAAAGAAAGATACACACGATATGGGAACATCAATTGGTGTTGCAAATTCCACATATATAAAAAAGGATGAATAAAAAAAAAATATTTACTTATATTATAATGTCTTTTTCGAACTATTTGTTTAATCCAAGCACTTACTACGCCGTTCCTGACGGTCTCCCTGTTACACTACCAGCCGTACCACTCAACAGTGTTAATGATGTAGTCGTTCCATTATGTCTTAGGACAAATGATACTAATATTATAATCCCATTTACAGACGGAAAGGGTGGAAGTTTAGACATGGAAGCACGTGTCACATTGGCAATCAACCCATTAGAAACAGCAGTTCAAAAAATTCAGGTATCTATATGCCGTTGTGATGCTTCAGGTAATAGTTTAATACCTATTGCTACATCTATGTTTAATGCATCAAATACAAGTGGCGGTGCAACAATGGGACAAGGAAATGTTAATTATAGAATGATTGTAAATCGTTCTGCATATGTAATTCCTGAGGGGCAGTCATATTTCTTCTGTCTTGTAGCATATGTAAATGGTTGCCCAGTTGGTGGAAGTCAAATTAATGCAATTTCATTTAATGTTACAAAGGTTGTAGATAGTGCAGGTCTCTCGTATATTCCAGTTGTTTAAAACATTACAACAGAGTTGCGGACTTTTAAATTAATATTACATTAAATTATATATAATTATAGATTAATTATATATGATTTTAGATTAATTATAAATAATCTAATCGAAACAGATTAAAAATAGATTAAAAATGATATGTATATATGAATAAATTTATAAATTTTTACATTATTTATATATAAAATTGATCTAAAACAATTAAATTAATAAATATTAATCTAAAATCATATATAATTAATCTATAATTATATATAATTTAATCTTTAATTAATCTAATCCGCATTTTAAGGGGATGGAGTAAATGTTCCAATAACAGTTGCAGTTAATGTTGCCTGACCAGCACCAGCACCAAGGGTCATGTCCTCGCTTTGAGCCCTTGCTTCAACAAACATAGTAATAGTATCATCTGCAGAACACTTATAAATAATTGTGTTAGTTATAAACAAAGTGTTATCAGTTGATGCAGTTGCTACGTTAAGTTGTGAAATACCGTTCTGATAAGAATAAGCACCAATATCTAACTCACCACCAAGAGTAGAAGAACAACCTAATGCGAGTGCATCACAAGTAAAGGGGCCGTCAGCAAGTGTCATGTACGCCTCACATTGAATAGCATAAATAAATCCAGCATCAATATCAAGGGTTAAAAAATTGTTATTAGCCGCATTACGAAGAACAGGATATGACCCTTGAGAATTAGGAAGTGCAGTCATTATGTAAGGTACTGTGTTTGCATTTGTTACTGAAGTAACATTTCCAATGGCATTAACACCTGCAACAGTATCTACATACAATTTATTACAAAGACTGTCATCAGTAGTTGGGGCAATAGAAGAGGCAGGTGCTAAAGTTGCAATACCACCATCAGCAACAACATCAAACCTGACATTTCCTAAATTAAGAACGTCATCTGCTCCAACTGACCCAGCAATACTATCAAGTGTTAAATCTCTTGACCATACTTGAACATCAGGGTCAGCAGTGGATTGTAATACATAATTAGCACCTGTCGAAATTGGGAGATTGCCATCTGTAACGTTAGAACCGTAGTTTGCGAAAGACATTATAATATAATAATATATTTTATTTTTTATATATGAAAAAAATTGTTTATAGAATTAGAATTTTTTGTTTTAGAATTATTATTAAATACTAATTTTTATTTGATTGTATTTATCTAACCATGATTTCCTTATATATTCGAAATTTCCTAAATCATATAGATATCTACCTAATCGTATGATTGCGTCTTTTAATTTCATATAAAATATTATAATATTATATTATAATGAATAAAATTTATCAACCATTATCTGCATCACAAGTAGAGAGTGCATTAGGACTTGGAACTCGTATTTTAAAATATAGTGAGTTAAAGAATTATGAAACAATAAATGATTTATTGCCTAATATAAACGATTTTGTTATTCTTCTTTTAGAAGATAGTCAAAACCATGGACATTGGACTTGCTTAATGAAATATGATAATGATAAATACTATTATTTTAATAGTTATGGTAAAAAATATGATACAGATTTAAGTGTTGTTCCTATGTGTATTCGTAGAATATTGGGACAGGAAAATAAAGAAATTGCACGTCTTCTTGATGGTAAGACTTGTTCATGGAATAAGAATGCATTCCAAAATGAAAGGTCTCAGGTATGTGGTAGATACTGTATTTTAGCAGTTTCTATGATTACTAAAATGGGATTTAGTCCTCCTGATTTTGAGCGATTTCTTTTAGAAAAATCTAAACTTGCAAATAAAAGTGTCGATAGTATGATTGCAGGTTTTGTACCAATTTAATTATGAATTTAATTATGATTAATTAATTGTATTAAATGAAATTATTTTTTTTATAGATTAGAAAAGATTTTAATTATACTATATACTATACTTTATTTTTTGTCTTATAGTTTATGAAATTATTTATTTCATAAATTACAATTAATTATTTATAATTAAAATCATAATTCATTTTTAGGCAAACGATCGAAAGATAATAATTTATTAAATATTGGTTTTTGTTTTGTAATAGATAATAGTCTATCTTTTATTTTAGTACTAATTACATTTGAATTTAAAAATAATTCCTTATATTCATCCTCAATGTCTTTAATAAAAATATCAGGTCGTATCTCTCTGTTACATGGGGACAAACTCATTATATTTTTAATTTTAATCGATAACAAATAAAATGAACGGTATGCAATTATTTCTGCTTCTATTCGTTTTTGAAGACCTAAATAGAGTTCTATGGATGAAATAAGACCACATATAAACGAAATTAAACATGTAATGGATGATGTCATTTCTTGACCTACATATGCAGATAATCCTATAGATGCAATACTGTTTGCACTGCTTAACACCAAAACAGGTATTTTAAAATACTTAATCAAATTAATTAAATATAAATAACTATTTTTATATTCCTCACACATAACACTACAATTATATTCATAATTATATATTAAATTTGTTATATCAGTCGTCCAAATTTCATTTCCTTCGAAATCAATCACAAAATTTTCAATTTCTGTCTTACCTTCTTCACTTGATGTTTTACTCATATATATATCATATTATTTTAAGATGTAGTAATGCAAATAACGAAATTACTTTTATTAAGCGGTCAATTGTATTGCGGATAATGTCATTTGTCTTACGGTAAATGGCCCTGAATTATATAATAAGGCACAAAATGAATAATCTCCTGCAACAAATGCTGTTCCAGTAGAAACTGTATATATACGCTGTCCTGCCAAAGCAGTCAAACCTACTGCTTGATTGACAGCTGCGGAGACACATGTGGATTGTGTTAGAGCAACATTTGCCACCGCATTATCAATAAAATTTCTACTGCTAGTAAATGAAGTACTTGTTCCCTTTTCATATGAAAATGTCATAAAAGTTTGTCCACCTACACCACTTGCTCCATTAGGGCCAGCAATCGCTGAAAATGAAAATAGATATGTTGCTGTTGAAGTAGGAACGTTAAATGTTAGTTTTGCTCTAAGAGATGACCCACCCGCTGAGGTAACGCTAGTGTCTGTTGATTGAAAATATGTAGTATTAACTGCTAATGGTTGCCAAGTTGGAGCAGTTGAAGCACCAGTGCTAATTAATGCTTGACCTGTTAATCCGCTTGAACCATTTATCCTAACATTGCCTACCAAATCTGTTGTTTGAGTTAATCGTCCTACTGATACACCAGTTGCCGTAGTATTACCTAATGCTAATGCGGACGCACTATCTAAACTAGGACAACTTGTTATTGAATTAGTATTCATGTTTATTGCTCCACTTGATACACCACCTGAAGATATGTATGGTGTTGATAATGTTTGCCAAGTTGGAACAGTTCCAGTTCCGTTTGATGTTAAAACCTGACCACTTGTCCCTGCTTGAGTATTAAATGTTACATTTCCATTCAAATTAGTTGTTTGAGTTCCTCGTCCTATGGATACACCAAGACTTGTTGACCCTTGACCTATGGCTACAGGTATTCCTGAAGCATCTATTCCATTTACTTCTATTAAAAAGTTATTATTCATGTCTAATGTTCCACTTACTACACCTCCTGAAGATATATATGGTGTTGGTAATGCTTGAAATGTTGGTGCAGTTGATGCTCCAGTGCTTGTTAAAACATGTCCACTTGTTCCACTTGAACTATTAAATTGGACGTTTCCAAGTAAATTGGTTGTTTGTGTTGCTCGTCCTACATTTACACCAAGAGCAGTTGTGCCTCCCAATGTTAATGAAGATACACTATCTAAACTATTACATTCTGTTATAGAGTTGCTATTCATATCTATTGAACCACTTGCTACACCACTTGAAGATATATATGCTGATAATTCTGCTCCGTTATTTTGTAATGTTCCAACAATATTTGTAATTTGTCCTAGTGTTCCTAATGTCAAAGTTGATGAACCATTTGAAAGTGTTGGGGTTGTTATTGATGTTGCTGATAAGTTATTTACACCACTAATACTTTGATTACTTGCAGTATTACCAAATCCCAATACTGTTGATAATGTAGGTTGCTCACTTAAATTTTGTGGATTTAATATTAATTCTTGGTTACCTTGTTCTAAACATATACCTACCTTACTCATTATAAAATTGACTTGATTAACTGACGACCCACTATTTGTTCCTACTGATACTGCCAATACTTCCTCTGTTGGTAGATATTCACCTCTTGGGTTGGGTTCAACAGGCGACAAAATCATAGACCCTAATTGATGTCCGTACGGAAATGGGTCAGGTTGAGTACCTGAAATATTCATAAAAGAACAGAATGGAGTTCCTGCGGTTGGTGTAAAATTTGCTACGAATGTACATACTGAATGGGCAAAGCCAGGGATTGCATCGTTCGTACCTGTTGGTTTGGTATAAATAGAAATAAATGGTAAATCGTCATTGCTTGTGGTAGTTATATTTAAATAGTTCATGTATAATCCTTTTACATCTTCGACAGTCATTTGATAATCAGGAGCAAAATACCAGTCTATTTTTCGTAATGCTACTGAGTTAATAAAATACCAACCATAATATTGATATGTTTGTATTAATGCAAGTGTTGGAGGGGATGGGGGATATTGGAAGAATGGACTTAATGTTGTTATATAATAATTTAATGTGCTTACAATAGGGTCTGTATTTCCCAATAGTGTGCTTATATCTCCATAATTAATAATTGCATCATTTGCAGGTGTTGGATTAGTTGGTGTGGTTGGTGGTAATGCAAAATTGTTTATTCCTGTCCATGTATTATTACTCGATAATAGAGTAGTTCCTGCATTCAGTGTAGATTGAACAAATGAATAATAAGTTCCTTCAAAGAAAGTTCGTAATGTTGTTGAACTACCTCCTGTTTTTGTTGCGTTTAATACAAATGCTATTCTGTCTGTCAAGTCCAAAGTTACAGGTGATGATATTAGTGCAATCATAGAATATGAAGTTGGATTATTATTTGGTGAGGCATTTACATCAGGGCTGATACCACTTGTAGTTATTAATGTAGATACACCAAGAGCAGTAACTTTAAATAATTGAAAAGTATAATGAACATCACCGCCAGTTGATGAAACCGAACCAAAAATAAAAGCGTCCCATAATCCTGTTGGAATTTCTGTAACTCCAAGTGGTTCTGTTATAAATTGAGCAACTTCTTGTGTCCCACTTGAAAAAGTTATATCTACTGTTTGTCCTGCAGAAATGCTTACTGTTTGTGATAATACTTTATAGGATGGATTGAATGTGCTTGTTTCGCTATAATTCAAAAATAAATTAAATCCTCCTGAGTATTGACCTACAAGACTATCTACATAACCCTTTGAGGCTGCATCATTGCCCAAAATTGGTTCAGGAATATGCGGAGGTGATACGAAATTTGCTTGTCCTGTTATTTGAATATTGTTTGCAGAAATGTCTAATGTTCCACTTGTAGAGGTAATGTCATATGTCCCCATATTCAAATTAGATGTTGCTGTACCTGTCCAATTTTCTTTATATTCAAGTGTTCCATTCGAATTAACACCTAATACTTGATTTTTTGTTGGGTCATTTGCTACTCCTCCTACGGATAATTGACTGAAAGACAAATCAAATGCACCAAATGCGGTATTTGTTTGACTAAATCCTACAGATGAAAGAGTTACACCAATTCCTTTAATAATATCTTGTGATTTTAGTATTTCATTTTCTGTCGGTGCTAAATATGCAAGTGAGTTATTCGATCGTAATATAACACGATTGGCATCTATTCTTGAATAATTAGTGTCATCCCCTGTTACTATAAGACCTTCGCCTATTGCTATACTATTACTTCCAAAATTAAAATTTAAATTTTTATTCGTTAATAATGATGTATGTGCATTAGTCCTGTCACGCAACCCAATAAATCCATTATCTTCATTATGTGCTATTTCAACTAATTCTGTCTGATTTGCTGACAAATCATACATTGCAATTTTATTGCTTACTATCTGAAATAAATCTTTATTCTCTCCTAAAAATGTTCGTGACATGGACATAACACCTTGTGTATAATTTGTCCTTGCATCGTCTGCATTTAGAGCCCCATTGTTAAATACCAATGCCCCTACATCTAATGTTGAAGATGGACGATTTGCTAATGGGTCAGTTGTAACACTTTCTAATATAATACTTGTTGTTCCTAAAGAAAGTGTATATGTATCTTCTTCATTAACTTGTTGTATTGATATACCTCCACTATTTAAACTAAGTTGATTATCAGTATTAGTACTATCAATATAAGTTAAATTATCTCTTGTTATCGTAACAGGAAATAAAGAAATTTCAGGGTCTATTGGGTCAGGTGAGATTAGAGACAAACCATTATTTTCTAGTAACATTGCGTCACTCCCAATAGCATTATTATTAAATCTTATAGATGTGCGGTCGTAAACTGCAATTATTCCTTCTTCAAATGGATTTTCAAAACGAAGACTATTATCTGATAATGTAGAAGTAATATCTCCATTAAAATCTTTCAAAATAACTTCCTTATTAAATGCAGTATCACCTGCTTCTAATACTTGGTCTAAAGTTTGACTACCACCTCCACCACCTCCACCTTGTCCTAAACTTAATGCCAATAAAGTATTGTATTTATTATTCAAAGCACCGTAACCATATGCACGAGACATTATATATATATAATATATTATATTTTAATATTTATTAATAAATAATTATGAAATGAATTATTATTATTTAATTGTATTTTAGGAAATTATTTATTTTATAGATTAGAAATGATTTTTATTTTACTATACACTATGCTTATTTTTCGATCGTATAGTTTATAAAAATATTTATTTAGGAAATTACAAGAAATTATTTTAATAATTAATTCATAAATATAAAAATAAAATATTAGTAGAATATATATAATGTCTTTTATTTACAAATTAACTAAAAATGAAGAGGTCAATGGTATTTTAAAACAAATTGCAGACCTAATGAATAAATTAGAAAAAAAATATGATTACATGGAAGAAGGAGTATCAGTATTTGGAGATATAAAAAAAGAAGCAAGTGACACGATAAAAGAAGCGATGGATACATATAAAACTGATTATGAAGGATTAAAAAAAGCATTACTTAATTATTTAAGTGATGCAACAATAGAAGATGTTAATAATGCATTGAGTGAAGGTAGGACAAGGTATTTCAAAGAGCTTAAAAAATCCAAATATGTTAAAAATGATGAAATTACTGACATCTTAGACCAAATCGCAGATTTATTTACAACATTAAATCCAAAGTATGATTACACTGAAGATGAAGAAAATGTATCCGTATTTAGTTCAATGATACAGTCATCTGTAGATACAGTAAAAGAAACATTAAAAGAATTAAAGAAAAAACCTGATGAATTAAAAAAAGCATTACTTTTTTATCTTAATGAAGATTTTAATGTAAGTATTGCAAAAATACTAGAAGAAGGTAAGGCAAAATATTGGAGTTCTTTAAAACCAACCGCAGAAAATATTGATGAAGTTATCGAAGGTATTAGGGAAATGTATAATATTGAATTACCAAAAGCAGAACAAAGACATGTAAATACGATCGATAGAGAAGGTGCAAGAATTCAAAAATTACCTAAAAAACAACGTGAAAAAGCAAAAAGTGAATGGTCACCCAAACCATTTGAACCTGCGGACGATGCAGAATTAAAACGGATTAATGATATTTTCGATATTTATTTAAATTTATATGAAGTATTTAAAGGTAAAAAATACAAAAAATCATTAATTATTAATAAAGGAAAGGACGAAGCAGAGAAGGCAATACGTCAGCAAAAAGAAGATGCACGACTTGCACGTGATGCAAAAATAGCAGAACAAGAAAAATTAAAAGCAGAAAAGGATGCAATAGTTGCTCTCAAAAAAGTTAAAAAATTAACCAAATTACAACAAGAACAACAAAAATATGATATGGAAAATCAACCAATTCCAAGTGATGTTCCATTATTTCCTGTTCAAGACGATATTATTGTAAAACCAGTCATATATAGTGTTCCTGCAAAACTTAAGAAGGGATTATTTGCAGATATCAAAGACCTTGTCAGTGATATTGCAAAGGAAAGTTTAAAACCACATTACCCTGAATTACATGGAAATCGTGACAGAACAGGTAAGTTATTGACAGATGAAGAAGTAGCCCAGTTAAAACGTATTCGTGAAAGACTGACACAAAAGAAACAAGTCGAAATACCTGTAAATGAAATTATTGAACCTGAACTTGCAGAAGAATTTGAAGTAAAACCTATTAAGAAACGCAGAGGACGACCTCCAAACCCTAATAGTAAGCGTCAGCAAAAATTAAATGCTCCTGTTAAAGAAGAAGAAGTAATTAAAGAACCACCAAAAAAGAGAGGACGCAAGGTAAACCCTGAGAGCAAACGCCAAAAGAAATTAGCAGAAGAAAAGAAAGATGTAAGTCTTGACACACCATTAACACCACAAAAAAAGAGGGGTCGCCCACCAAAAAAACCTGAAGAAAAAACTCGACCACCCAAGAAAGAAGGTAAAGGTCGCCCTAAAAAATGTGATGCAGTCAAACCTAAAAGTGATGAATTTATTGATTTAAATAATAATAAATTTGGTGAAGGTAAGAAAAAACTTATTTTAGAAGGTGATATATATAATGTTCCATTCGAGAGAGTAAAGGGATTAAAAAATCTTGTAAATACATATTTATTAAAAAATATTAACCTTACACCTGAACGATTTTTGGATGTTGTAAGTGAAATACTAAAACCAACAGGAGTAAGTATTGAGAAGGTATCTGCACATGGAAAGACACCATTTTATGACAAAATTATACGTAAAAAGAATAATGCAACTACTAAATTACCGTTATACAGTAGAATATGCGTTTTTCTTGTGTCTCATGGATTAGCAACGGCTTACAGATTAGAACATGAATTTACTCAACGAATATTAAATGATTTGATAAGTGGCAAGAATTCAAGTAAATTGGTTGCATTCGAAAAATATGTCGAAAAGAACTGTATTGATAAACCTAAACTAAAAACTTTACAAGAAGTTAAACAAAAAATAGAAGGACGAAAGAAAAAGGAACTTGCTATTGTTCCTTACGCAAAAATACTCGAAAATATTGGCGATTATACACGTTTGTTTGAACGAGCATTTAAAAATGATGTAAATGGGATATTAGATATAATCCAGGATATTTGGAGCAAACCTAAAAATAAAAATATTAAAGTATCTGCAGATGGTAAGGCACAGGTATATGAAGAGGTATTTGATGAAGAAGATGAAGATAAAGTCATTGGTCATGAATGGTCAAGCAGAACATTAAAAAATGTTGCAACTAATATTCTTATCGCAATTCAAGAAAAATTAAATGATAAAGAATTTGACGAATATTTAAAAGATAAAGAAAATTTAAAATATATGATTGGTAGGGTGGGTGATTTATTAGGTGGTCTTGTAGGTGATGCAGAAGGAGGTAAAATGAAATTAGAAAAAGTCCCAAGAAGGTATAAATGAATTATGAAATGAATTATGATTAATTAATTGTATTTACTGAAATTATTTTTTTTATAGATTAGAAAGGATTTTTATTTTACTATATCATAGTATTTTGTTTTTGTCTTATAGGTTATAAAAATATTATTTCATAAAATACAAAATAATATTTATAATTAAATTCATAATTTTAAAAAATATTTATACTTATTTTGATAACAATTGCAACCACGACACGCAATAACGCAATTATCTTTTGTATGTCCCAATGTATCATTCTTGCGGTCAATAGTTGCATGGTTTGGTAGGTATGGGGCTAAGTATTGTAATTCAATATCACAATAATTACATTTTGGGTTCTGAGTTATTTGGTTAATTGCCCATCGAAAATCAATATCACATATTCTATTCTTTTTTTTATCACTTATACGTGATGAATGTATTATTGCAGTTGCTCGTCTTACTAATGGGTCAGTGCATTCAGGGCAGTCGTGATATCTTGTATTATGATGACAATAATCATATTGTTTGCGTTTATTAGAGCATTCAATGCATGTATTTGTAATCTTTGAACCACGCATAACAAACATACTTTCTCCTAAACTTTCATGACAAACACGGCAACTTTTCATTTATATTATAGAAATATAATAAATTAATCTAATTTTACGCTAATTAAATCTTTTATACCTTTTAGAACCCATTTAAAATATTTTGGTGCAATAAATACGGCATCATCACAGTCTACTAAATAAGATGGGACAATGCCATATAATTCAAATTTTAAATATTCATACAAATTATATGCGTGGTCATCCATAGGTAAGAAATCTATTTTATTTAGATATTGGTCTATGTTGTGGGTTGCTTGTAATACTGATACCATTTATATACTATTATTATATTTTTAATTATGAATTTAATTATAATTAATTAATTGTATTTTAGTAAATATTTATTTTTATAGATTAGAAAGGATTTTTACTTTACTATATACTATAATTATTTTTCGATCGTATAGTATATTAAAATTAATATTTCATTAATTACAAGAAAAGATTTATAATTAATTTCATAATTAAAATTGAATTATTAATTTTATTTTGTTGTATTACTATATATGGATTTAGTTAAAATTATTGGAGAAGTAAAATCAATTACGAAAGACAAATATGAATTACCACCTGTTATTTCTAAAAAATCATTAATTAAATTTTTAGATAATGTTATATTTAGAGAAGAAAACCCTGTTAAATTTGTGTTAGCAACTAAAAAGAACAGACAACCTGCAAAATCTCGCATGGATTTAATACCAAAACCTGAACCTAAACTAAGTAAAAAAGATGAAGCACGAATATTTAGAAATGAAACACTAAAAGAATTAAATAAAACAACAAAGTTTATACTACAAACACCACCAAAAATAAAACAAAAAATAATAGAAAATTGGACTGATACATACATAAGTATTTTATATAGTCAATTAGAACCAAAACAATATTTACAAATGGAACAATTTGTTAATAAAAAAGTTAAAAAAGATGAATATATCGTATTAACAGAGTTTATATTCTTTATTGAAGATATTGTAGATGAATTATTTGAATATTATGGGTCTAACATGAAATCATTACAGATAATAATGGACGGTTTAGATGATATAGTATTACATATTAATAGTGATGCAAAAATAGAAAATGATATAAATAAATCAATTGTAAAACGCTTTAACACTAAAAATAAAAAAATAATTAATGATTTTTTAAAAGAAAAAACTAAAACTGAACTTGATAAACAAAAACCTAAATTAACAAAAGAAGAAATGTCTAATTTTGGTAATACTAATTTAGGGACTTATAAAAATAAAATATTTACACCAAATGATGTAGTTAATGATTTTAAAAATAAAATTAATTTATTTACAAAAGAAAATAATATTAATAAAGATGAAGTAATTTTACAAGTTCAGTCATCAAAATATAATTTTGGGTTAGGTTTAAAAAAAAAAACTGATAAATCTACTAAAAGACACTCAAATATTGTCTCGTATTACAACGAAATTGTATATCCTTTAGAAAGGGAATTAAAACAAAAATTAGTTGATTATACTACTGAAAAATTAAACGAATATACTAAACTTGAACCTATCAAATATTAAAAAATGGGCGGATAAATATAAAATTTCATATGTTTCAAAAAGAGGAGGTCAAACAGATAATGAATATATAAAAAAACAAAGGCAAATGTATTTTGATGACATTAAAAAGAAATTTTTTTAATTACAGT